CCCCAAGATAATTTGACTCTCCTTATGATGTCAAACGGAATAACCTTTAGTATTCGGGAATCCTATGAGTCTGTAAAAGAGAGTTTCCATGGATAAAGAAATCATTACCGAAGCAGAATTATTGGCTAAGATCCGTGAGCTCACGACGAGCTTTCCCGAATGCCAAAATCTATCCGTTGATAGTGTTACCCATTACCTCAATCGGGAGAACCTGGCCAACTGGGCTGTTAATTGGGTGCGACTGAGTGGCCCCGATAATGATCACATAGCCTGCATGGAGAAGATTAAGCCTGGGTTGATTGCGTTAATGGAACGATATGATATAGGGGAAAAATGATGATATGGGAAGAAGCTTTTATCGGAATTATGTTCATATGGTATGCATGCGTTCTTATCTCTATCTCGAGACGCCTCCATACAATTCATAAATCCCTCGACCAAATACTCAAAAAAATCACTGACTAGGAAAATCCTTATGAGGTATCTAATTGTAATAGCAGCTTTGTTGATGGTAGTAGGGTGTGCTGGCCGTGCTAGTTCAGTTTCTCCTGTAGCTGTAAGCACTCTGGAGTTCAAACATCTGGCCTGTGAAGACACCAAGGCGCTTCTGTCGCAGAAGACAGCTGAACAGAATGCCCTGACACGGAAACAAAACAATGCTGCCACAGCTGATGCTGTAGGAGTGTTCCTGATCCTTTTACCTCTGGGTTCTGTGTTTGGAGCTGATGTTGAAGGAGAACTTGCCCAAGTTAAAGGTGAAGTAAATGCTTTGCGAAGGGCCATTGGGATGAACTGCGTCATAAAATAAATAGTCCAGGAGGTCTCATGCAATGCAATTGTGGTGGGGAAACAGTAGAACGTAAGGTGCAGAGGAAACATAAAATTGTATGCCTCTATGACGCTTGTACAGCCTGCGGGCGAATAGCGATATTTTGGGAAACTGATGATTGGAGAGAGAAGGATGAGCCAGTTCCAGACATACCTACCGCCCTTTCCACCTATTGGTAAGATGTACTGGGGTCCCCTTTCATACCTACAGGCTCCAACAACGTGACCAAGTTCAACGGAGGGACGGTAGCTCCTGATTGGATTTTGGGTCAGTTTTAAATTGATAACGGAGGACTAACCGACTGCATAAAAGCTCCGAAACAGAGCTAATTGTAGGCGGTTTTATCCTCAAAACCGAGGGAAATATCATGACTAACTACACTGACAGAATCAATATGATGTACATCGCCTACTATGAATGACTTTTTAACAGAGAAAACAGAAGGAACTATCCATATGAAGATATTTATATGCATTATAGTATTACTATCCTTCACAGCATCTGCGGAGGAAGTAACGAATCAAGAAAAGTTACGGACTATTGTGGCAAATTCAAAAGTAGCCGGTGTATGTGAGCTATTTCGCCAGATGATTATATTTCAACAATCAGCGCAGCACCCGAAAGGTGATAAATTCATAAAGGATTTTATGGCCTCAGAAGCAAAACGGGTAGGACTGACAGATGAACAATATATGGATAGTTGTCGGGTAATTATTCAAAAGTATGACAAAACCCTGCAGCTAATTGAAAAGGGCCTCGTCATTGAACTAAAAATATAACTAACCACGGTGAATTTATGTTCCTCTTCCCATGTCATAGCACATCCAATAGACCCTCATGCTATCACCACTCCCGTTGACACCTGCTGTCGAGTTAGGCGCGTCATCGGTAGGCAATGATTTTATATCGAACTGAGTTGCAGATATTTTATTAACGAATAAAACAGGAGGTTTATCTGCATTAACGGAGAAAGTTGAATCGTAATAGCCTGTTGCTACCACCACCATATCATCAGTACTTGCAAAAGTACGATCAAGTGTAATTCTAATGGCTGTCAGGAATACAGAGTCCACACCGGATGCTTGAGCATAACTGGTTACCCCAAACTCACTACGTATTATCACAGTACCCGCAATATTATAATTGAACTGTCCTCCAGCAACCGCAATTCCACGTAAATCAGGGATGTCTTGTGAAGATGTTCCCGTGTATCCATCAAAAACAAAAGTCCAATAATTGAACTCTATGTCATAGAAAAAATGGAAAGTAGTCCTGGGGGTATTCACCAAAAAAGTTGTTGTAGCACCAGCCCCAGTATTAATGGTATTTCCATCTGTTGTCTGAACAGTTAAATTTTGAGTTTCAAATGACTGGTTTGCATGTTGCTCAAAATAAACAATAGCACCAGGATAAGGATTTATAGGCAGATTGATTGTCACAGAATTCGAGAGATTATTTGGGAAAACTCTATCACCAAAACTTGCTGTGTCTGTATCATTTAATAGTACCGCTCGGCCTGGTGCAGCAATAGCTTGTGACAACTGAATAACATTAAGACCTGTAGCATCTAAAGTTTGTCCTGAACGTGTGACAGCATTTTCCAATTCATTGAGATAATTATTAGCCTCACTAGCATCTAACTCGCCAGCATCCCCAGTTCCCCCATCTACCTTCGTTACAAAATCAAACATCGCAAATATCCTCTTGATTAAATGTGTCAACAATTGCTTCAAATGGAGCTTTCCAATCCCCATATTGAGTTTGTCTAAACAACGTAACACTTTCATAATGATCTGTTTCCGCCCCCGGGGGCGCCCATAAATAGTAGGGCAATATGGGGACTATTATATAGGTATTAACCCCCATAGCACCGGCTAAATGAGCAATCGAAGTGCACGATGTGATAACTGTTTCACACTGAGAAATTGCAATTTGCGTATCTTCCCAGGTATCGAGATCAACAGACTTCACCCAGTCTGGCTTGAATTCATGACCCTCATCACGCTGTAACGACACCACATCACCCTCTACCGTATCAAACAATAGTTGAGGGGGAAAGCGCCTGTGCTGTTCATGTTCAAAAGTGGGGTTACCAGACCACCTGATGCCCACACGGCCATTTATCGGATCACATGGACGCGGTATATAGGGCTTGCCGACAGCCTCTGTATGGTCCAAGTAGAAGGGAGCTGACATCGATGGTAGCCAAGCGTGGTGAAAGGGAGGGACCTTCTGAGCCGACGCACCCAATTGATTTACAATAGGAGCCAACTCAGGTGAGCACTTCACTATCACTTTACAGTCTGCACGGACTATATCTTGAATAAATCGCATTCCGTGTATCTGATCGCCAAGACCACCTTCCAGATATAATATCACTACCTTATTGGGAGACCCGTCCCATATAGGTGCGGATGTTGGCGGATAAACGTTTCCAAATACATTCTCTAGTCGGCCACGATTCAAATATTCATGCCCCTCCAAGAATCGCCCTTTCCACAGAAGATACCAACCTCGATTAAAAGCTGCACGATTACACGCTGGATCAGTGCGTTCCATATGTTCAGACAATTGCCATGCTTCTTCAAACTCACCTTTTAATGCATATTGGAGTTGTTGATCGAGGGGATGCATAATGAGTTATACCACCACGGAATGTTTGCCAGCCGCAAGTTTTAGTGTTCCTGTCGATGTTGCGATCTGAACTGCGGTTGATCTATTGTCTAGAGTAAAATCTCCTACCTGCCCCTGGCCATTGAAGCCCCACCCAAACACATCGTTACTTGTGGTTGTGGCTATCGAATGAGTATCACCAGCTACTACGTTATTGAAACCAATTCCAACTTGTACGGGGGAGTTTCTTTGTGTTGGACTATCATCTGCTAGTTGTCCAAAAGTGTTTGAACCCCATGAAAATAGTTGATCAGTAGCTCTAATGCCATGCCAGTGATTTTGGCCACCCGTTAATTTTAGCCAATCTGTTTGGGCCCCAATTTGAACCGGTGACGATTTCGAGTTTGGTGCGTCGTTGTCACCCATTTCTCCGACAGCATTTTGCCCCCACATATGCAAGTTTCCAACGTTATCAATCGCTCCAGAAGTGTTTGTTCCTGCGGCAATTGTAATGAAATTATGAGATCCCACGACCAACGTCAGAACATTTTTATTGCTGTTTGTGTCAAAATCACCCAGTTGTCCCGCACCATTAACTCCACAACCCCACAATTCCCCTAGGGTATTTCCCGCCAATGTATGATTGCCGCCGTCTATCTTATCCCAGTCGGTGGCACTCCCAATCTTAGTAGGTATTTGGATGGCAGTTGGTGTAAAGGAGCCTGTTCCGCATTGGCCATTTCCATTAAATCCCCACGCCCATAATTCACCAAGGGCGTTGATAGCCAGAGAATGGTTTACACCCGCTGCGACTGCCACCCATGTATCTGACCCTACTTGCACCGGTGCTGATCTGTCATTAGGAAAATCACTGCCTAATTGCCCTTCATCGTTACGACCCCATGTAAATAAAAGCCCATTCTTAATGGCAACCGTATGGTTTTGACCTGCCGCTATTTCATCCCAATCTATCTCAGATCCGATTTGAACAGGAGAAGATATGTTGACTTGAGTTCCATCACCGAGTTGTCCTTGATCATTAAGCCCCCACGCATATAGTTCTCCAGGTGTAATCTCAGGTGGTATGAGTGGTATTACTACGAACCTTATACCCAGGGAATGATTAGCAGCAGCCATACTGCGATCAGTTATTGCATACTCCTCAGTGCCTATCTGTACAGGAGTGGAGTTAGGGTTCGTGGTGATCTCATTACCGAGTTGGCCAAATTGTGCATCACCAAAGGCGAATAATATTTTACCTGAGTCGATTATTAGTGAATGAAATTCGCCACACACAACTAGGTCATGTGTGCTACCTGATACCATAATAGGTGAATTTATACTCCCAGTTCCAACAGGTAATCCAAGTTGGCCAAAGAAATTATTCCCCCAACTAAAAGGCAGTCCGCTGTTAATTCCTAGAGAATGTTGTTCTCCCGCTGATAGCACGGTCCATGTAGTAGCGCTATCGACCTGAACTGGTGAGGATCGAGGAACAAAGTCTCCCACTCCCAATTGCCCCTGGCCATTGAAGCCATTGGCCCATAAGGAGCCAGTATCTGTTAATGCTATCCAATGCTTTTTTCCACAGGCGATGCTTACCCAACTCGTAGCACCTCCCATATCGGGGTTTTTTACTAGCGTGAGTACATCAATAAAATTAGTGTTATTAAGACCAATCTCACTATTCGTATTTAAGCCACACCCAAATAACTGTCCCGTCGAATTTATAGCAATTGTGAATTGGGATGCTGCAACCGTTACCCAATCACTTAATGCACCCATCTGAACCGGAGAGTTCTCGTTAGCCGTCGAACCTGGCTGTCCCAGTTGACCTTCAGTATTGAACCCCCATGCATACAGGTTGCCACTCCTTATTCCTACGGAGTGAAGTTGCCCGCAAGCAATCACGTCCCAATCAGTCTCTGTTCCTATCTGAATTGGAGACTCTTTTGGGACATTTGTACCGTCTCCTAGCTGACCACTGTCGTTATTACCCCATGCAAACAATTCACCATCGCTATTAATCGCCAATGTATGGAGCAGTCCCGCTGCTACTTGTTCCCAATCTTCATCTATTGTACCCACTGATACGGGTGAAGATTCATTTTCAAAATTACTTTGACCCAGTTGACCATCATCACCTAAACCCCATGCAAAAAGATTACTCGGAGGTTCAGGTCCAGGTTCTACAACCTTAAACAAAACGTCGCAATATGATGGCTTCAATTTTCTAAGTAAGCATTGCAAAGTACTAAATGCCCTATTACCGAAGACAATTGGAAATGGCAACGGGAATCTTACTATTTCAGCTGGGAACTCCATCACAAGTGTAAATCGTGCAGTGGATAATGGCATTATTGATGCGTTTAAACGGATGTTCCGAATAGAACCATTAAATTGTGCATCAGCTCTAAATTCCAAATCCCCCATTACTTCAGGAAATATAATCGGAAATGACAAAGGAAAAGAACTTGTACCCGCTTCATCATTTACAATATATTCTTCAAATACACCGTTAGAAGATCGTATTTCTCCTTCGGTTCCTCCCAGCAATAATTGTAAAGTTCCAGCCGTATGATCGAATATTTCATACCGCGCGAAATAGGTATCCCCTATTATTGCCGAGACTTCTTGGGATAGAGATGATTCAATACCTGAGTTTTTATTTGCAGAACCGACAGATATAGACCAACCACTTCCCTTTGCCCAATCAAAGTCGCCCGTAAATTGACCATTGCTAACAATATCATCGCCACCCGCTCGACCTGGTAATATTTCAATATCGACATTATAGCTATCAGCTAATGCATTAAAGTCCTCCAGCGTCACAAGATACAGTGATGTTAACTTCGATATAACATCTGTTCTACGCTCATCAAGTGTTCCAGTTCCCAAAAAACAGCCATCTGGAATGCCTACAGCACGCTCAAAATCACCAATATATTCTTCAGTGGTACCGATAAATACTTCAGTCCAAAAGGCATCCAAGGCTTCCTCTTGTCTTTTTGCACTGGTGCCGAACCCTCTCAACAAATCACGTATTTTAGAATCAATGATATTTTTGGCACGCCAGAATTTTCCACCTGGCATAAAATCTGCCTGAACTTGAGCATTTTCTTCTATTGTATGAACTGTGAATAAACTCACTGGAATGACACCGATCCAAATGTCACTAGGGTTCCGGCAACACCCCCTAAATCCGAGATTGGAATGTTCAGGCTAAAGGTATCAAGAGGGGCTCCTGTTTCAGTGTCAAATGTATTTTGTATAGCAGCCCTATATTGATCAGTGGTAACGACCTCCCCAACTTCAGTTTGATCAAGAAAAAAAGCGACTAGATTGGCCTCAATTGAACTTCTCATTGTTACCGTATCAGGAGATATCGAAAAAAATATGAAATCAGCCGGAATGGCTGCTGGCGCGAAGACAAACAAATCAAGAGTGCTTTGATTCGCTGGCATCTGTTTATCATCCATCAACGTTTTAACTTGTAAAACCTCAGAAGCTGATGGAATAATATCGTCATCATTCCCTCTAATAAAATAGATAACAGTCTGTCCAGGAGAACCACCCTGGTCATCATCAGGACTAAACACCCATACCTTAGTGACACCTGGTACATTGTCACGGATGAATACTTTTATCGTGTCCACAGTGTAAAACGCTAGAAATCCTCTAACCCGCTCCAGCATTCGGCTACGATAATCTGCAGGCGACTCTATATCTGCACCCCCCCCAAGGCCGCTTTGATCTACGCGGGTTTGACTATCAATGCCTGCAATTGTACCCGTGAATGTTAGGGTTTCATTTAAACTCTTCTCTGTATCAACCCCGAAGTCTTGAGATGTAACGGGTACAACAGCAGAATCAAATGTTGCTGTAATCTGCGTTAATGTCGTGGCCGATCCAGTGAAATCAGATGGGAGTATGTAGGTAAAGTCAACAGTGCCATCATCTAGCACCACAATGGAGAACACACCGTTATAAACCGTCTCTATGGCTCCGGAAATTGTTACGCTAACATTGTTACCAAGAGACTCAGGAGCCTCCAACTCCACGCTGGCCGTTGTTCCAACACTTGTAATAGTCGTAACATTCGCAACGGTTGTGCTTATAGCAGTCGCAGATGTTGTTTCATACACCAGTCCATTAGTATCTGTTAGCGACAAGCCACTGGCTATAGCGCTGAAAACAGTACCGGTTGCCACAACATTTCCGGTTGACTGTGTAGCCGCATTTTTAGGTCCAATCCAAATATTGGCCCAGCGGTCAAGACTCTCTCCATCAGTGGTATCCCAAAACATCTGTCCACGCAAAATAGGCAGCTGCAAATAGAAGTCAAATTGACGATTGGCATTGGAATCTGAAACGGCTGTAACCCAATTTTCTTCAACAAAAGGATCAGACTCGGGAATCTGATTCTGAATATCAGCTCTATTTTGATCTTTGAGTACCTGCGCATCGGCTGGCAAGTTTAAGTCAGGCATAGTTCGCACTCATGATGAAGGTGTATTTTCCCATAGGGCAATACGCGGTATTTCGGTATCTGAGTTTAAATGTTTAATCGTAATATCCGCCAATATGGAATCCTCGGTCCTGGTGGATGTGATAATGATCTCTGTTGCATAATTGAAATCTATCAACCATTGTAACGCCTTTCTTGCTTGATCCTCGACACCGCTGACCGTAGCTCTTACCAATTTCGCTTGAAAATAAAGCCATATCAAAGATCCCAGCTCCACGGGGTTATTGAGGTTTCCAATCCATCCTCTACGCCTCTCAGCCTGACTCACCTGATTAGCTGATGCGCGGGCATCCGTAAACAGACTGATAAATATAGCCGTATCAAACCCCTTCAATTTCTTGAAATCTCCATCCTCAAACGAAATATCATAGTATTCCTTGATGGTATTGAGTTCTACATCTACAAATTCATCAGTCATTATTGAGGTACCAATGTAGTGCTTCCACCCGATTGAACGCCACCGTGAACATGAGAATTACCGCTAATACCTCCACTGATATGATCAGTTGCTGTACTATCTCCCGTCACAGTCAAATCTCCGTCTATATTCACATTTCCAGTAACATTCGTTGTCTGAGCCACTAGGTTAACATTTCCATTTACAGTGAGATTGACATCCCCTGTTATCTCAATATCAAGAGTCCCGTTTGACAGTATAGATATCCCATCATCCAACAGCAGGATATGATCCTTTGTTAGCGCATTGAAGAGGCCTCCCTCGCCCTCCTTGAGCCCTTTAAGGCGGTTCTTAGGGTCATGCATGATGGCAACGCGATTGCCCTCAGAAGCCCCTATATTCATCTTGATGCCCAGTGCGTTAATAGTAGGATTACCTACCAAAGGGTACGGAACTATCCGTGTGACATCAGCAACCTTCCCTAAGTAACTCACCTGTACGGAGGGGTAGGTCTCTGTATCATCAGAAACCTTCGTGGTTCGACAATGCAGTATCATGCTTCTGAGTTTAGCTAGCATTATGCATTCTCATCAATAGTGTCAGATGCACTGATGGATATCTGCTCCTGAATGGCTGTATTGATCGACTCTGCAGTAAGAGGCTTCTCCAATTCAAAAGGTGCGCCAAATTTGTTGGTATCGGAATCACTGGCTGAAGATTCAAACAATAATGTATAGGAATCTCGTGCTACAAAGGTCAATGTTGTGAGTTCTCCATCCTCAATGCTCTCTGAAAAGGACACGGATTGAATGAGCATTTCTTCGCTGATACCCATAGGGTCATCAATGACAATGGCTTTTTTGTTGAACCAATAGGGCACTCCAGGCTTAACTGTATGACCCACCACCGTGGCCTCATACACCCGGCTCCGGGTCTTTCTAAGGTTGGCCTCCCAATTAACACGGTCGGATAGAGATAATGTCTCTCCCACCTCTTCCGCTATGATATAAAGCTTTCGGGTATTGCGTGACATTTCAGTATCCGTAACACTGACCACCGAGTTAACAATACTTTCATCATCAGCCAAAGCCTCACTGTCCGATAACGCCTGCAGGTTTAACTGAGACCCCACAATATATTCGCTGAATCTCTCAGAGAAATCATAGGTAACATGGCTCTTGATGATATTGTTGTTTCCAGAGGGGCCATCTTGAACAAGATTGAATATAAACTTACCCAGACTACTCCCACTACCACGCGTGATGACAATAGAGCCGTTACCATCCGTTGTGAGTAAGACACCTTTTTTACGCGCAAAGGGTTCTAGGAATTCAAATATTGTGCCATTTACTTCAGAACTGATAATGGTGTCTTCGTTGAAATCAGTAAGGTCCTCAACTTCATTGATGATAGGCAGCGATAACCCAATCAGATTTTGGGCATCATCAATGATTTTTTCCAGGGAGATAGTCTGAGCGGAAAAGTCCAATTCAGCTGCCACCGATGAATCCACAAGGTCACAGGTTAAATCTCGGCCTGAAATACTGACAGTATGTGTCTTTGAGTCTTCTTCAATATCGATGATCTCCACATAGCCTGTCAGAACTGGCACATCATCAATGAGGACGCGCGCCAAAGCTCCCATCTTAATCGGATAGTCATCTCGGTTGAATGTTCCCTCGACATCTATGGCTGTGAAACTGAAAACACCCGCAAATTCCTCCATCGATTGTGTGACATTCAGCTTAGTAAATTGGGTATAGGCAATTCCGTCAATGGTTAGAATCATCATACCGTCAACACCTTCACGTCCCCACTAAGGAATGACACATCAGCTACATCATTCAACTCAATTAAGGAACTCGTTGTATCGGTATTAT